TGAGCTCTGGCAAGCGGCGCGCACGCTGCTCGCGGCGGTCAGCCGGGCCGGTCAGGATCTCGTAGTCGAGCGAGCGGGTATGTGCCCAGATCTCGATCTCGTCTGGCCAGGTCTCCTCGGCCACCAGCAGCGGGGCGATCACCAGGAAGTGAGCCACCCGGCCGCAGTCCAGCAGACGCCTGATAGCGGTCAGCCCGGCGCCGGTCTTGCCCACGCCCATGTCAGCCGTGACCATGAACTCGTCGTTGCCCACCAGGCAGCCGATGATCTTGTGCTGGGAGAGACGCAGATCCGCCTGTTTACGCAGCTGCATAGGGCACCCCCAGCAGGCGCAGGGCCTTCAGGTGATTGTCGACGACGTGGACCTCGACGCCGACCGCCTTCAGTGCAGCGACCTCCTTGTCCTGTCCCGCGCGAGCGCTGCCGCCGGGGCGCTTGAACTCGATGAGGACAACGCGCCCGTCCTTGGCAAAGAACCGATCCGGCCCATTGCGGCGGCCGACCCAGGCCAGCTTGCGCACAAGCCAGCCGTCTGCTTCGGCAGCGTCAACGACGATGCCCTCGTATGTTGCTTCAGCCATTGTCAGCCGTCCTTACGGTAGCGTTGGGAGGTGTAGCCCTCCGATGACACGGGGCACCCGGCAGCCCACGCGGGGGTGCGGTTCATCCCGTCCTCAAATCTCTGCAGCTCGCGGTCCAGGTCGCCCTCGGCGCCGACTTCGTCATGCACCGACAGCACCACGTCGAAGCCGTCGGCCTCCACGTTGGCCCAGCCGTGGTCCATCAGGTCGTATGCGATGGCCTGGACGAACGACTGGAAGGTGTCCCCACCGTAGGTCGACATGCGCACCCAGCGGCGGGTGTTGCTGTCGACGCCATAGAAGCGGATCTCCCAGGCCGGTTTGCCGAACTTCTTCACCTGCTTCAGGCTGGCGTCAGCGCGGTACAGCTTCCGGCCGCTGGGCAGGCGGTAGATCAGGAACATCTTGCCGCCGTACTCTTTGGCCCCGATCGCGCACTTGCCGTCTGCCCATTCAAACCACTTGCCCGGGCGCTGCAGGGCCTTGACCGACAACTCCTCGCACTTGGCCCAGGCCTTCACGATCCCTGGGTGGCGATCACGCCAGGCGTTCTTCACCGTCTCCGATGCCAGCCAGCCTTCCTCGGCCATGCCCATGCTCGCGGCCTGGGCGGCGCCGTACTTGCTGTAGCCCCAGCGCGCCTTGTCAATGAACTGCTCGTCCAGCGAGGTGCGGATGATCTCCCAGTAGCTGGCCATGTTGACCTGGTAGATCTTCGCCATCGAGTCGTAGGCACCGACACCCCCACCGAACAGCAGCGCCAAGTCGGACACCTTGCCGAGCACGTTCCGCTCGACCTTGTTGATCTGGTCGGGCGTCTTGCCCAGGACCATGCCGGCCGTGACCTTGTAGAGGTCCGGGCCGCCGCGCTGCTTCTCACCCTTCGCATCCACGCCGGTGATCGTGTCGTAGGCCTTGAACGCCTCCAGCTTCCACGTCTCACCGCCCAGCCAGGCACCGACGCGGCCCTCGATGTTCGAGAAGTCGGCGACGAACAGCTTCTTGCCCTCGGGCGCCTGGATGATGCCGCGCAGGCACGACGACAGGGCCGTAGGGATCTCTCCGAACAGCAGCTCGATCTTGGTGGCGGCCCAGGCCGGGTCATCGGTCTCCAGGATGATCTGGATGCACTGCTCTGCCCAGTACCAGGGCAGCCCGCCACGCGACGGCAGATTCTGCAGCTGCGCACCGCGCCCGCCCAGGCGCCCGGTGTTGGCCGCGTGGAACAGGAAGTTCTCCAGCATCCGGCGCTGTTCGTTGGTCAGGATCTCGAACCGGTCGAGCTTGGCCACGGACGACTTGCCGGCGGTCTGGCGGATCTCCAGCACCTCTCGAACGGCGTCGCTGAGCTTGGTGCTTTCCAGCAGCTCGATGACGCCGCCCTTGTCCAGGGATTCGACCTCGATGTCTTGGGACTCCAGCCAGGTCTTCATGGCCGGGATCGCGGTGACCGAAGTCACGCCGCCATCGGTGAGCTCGGCCAGGCGGTTATCGTATCTGGCCTGAACCACCTCATCGACGGCCTTGGCCCTACGCACGAAGTCGATGTCGACCACGACACCGCGCATGTTGGCCCTGTGCACGCGCAGCCACTGCTCACGCTGGTAGCGGGTCATCGGCGCCAGCACCTTATCCAGGCCGCGCTCGGCCTCGACGTCACGGTCGCAGTAAAGCCCCAGGCGCTCGATGTCGGCTGGGTCTTCGTGCCAGTAGATGCCGTCTGGGTCTTCCGCGGCTCGGGTCTTGGTTGCTTTGCGAGGCCTCCGCGGCTTACACAGCTTCAGCATCAGCTTGTGGCCTTCCTCGTCTTTCTGATGCTCCATGCCCAACGCTTTGGTCACCCCGTCGAGGTCGCGGGGCAGCGCCATGATCGCAGCGCGCGCGGCCGTGCAGTCCATCTGCTCTATCGGCAGCGGCGGGAGGTCGTGTGCCCCCTGCAGTACGTGGGTCCAGATCAGGTGCTCGAAGCCGGCGTTATGCGCGCAGACGATCCAACCGTCGCGAACCCCCTGCGCCAGATCCTCGGGGAACGGCTCGCCGAGATATGCGCGCCAGCGCTGAATAGGACCGTCGTTGAAGGCGTAAGACGCCCAAAGAATCTCGGTAGTGGGGTGCTGGGCGTACTGGATCGCACTGACGCCCTTCTTCCCGGCTTGCTTGCCGAAAGGCGCGGCACTGCGGCCTTCGAAGTCGAGATGTATCGTCCTTTCTGTCATCGGTTGAATTTCCTACCTCCAGTGGAAGAAAAGGGCGCCGAAGCGCCCTTTTTTGGGGTTGGGGCTCAGACGAGACCGTCTTCGTCCTCGTCCTCCTCCTCGCCCATGTCTTCCAGGTAGTCGTCTTCGTCCAGCTCGGCCGCGCCGAACGGCTCGCCCTTCTTGTAATACTGGACAATTTCCAGGGTGGCGAAAATGCCGTTCCCGCCGTGTTTCTCCTGGTTGGTGGCCCAGATACTGATGACGGCGTTGACGTAGCAGCCCCCGTAAATCTCGGCCGCTTCACTGCTGTCGATAGGGGACTTGTCGCGGCGCAGGACCTTCGGCTTCTTGCCGTTGGTGGCACCGATAAACATCATGCCCTCGTAGCCGGCGTAGACGTCGCCTTCTTTGTTGGTGGCGTCCTCACCGTCGCGCAGACCGGAGCGATCGCTGTCCAGCTTGGCGCGGATCTTGTCGGCCTTCTCCTTGGTCTTCCACACACCTAGCGCAGCCTTATCCATCGCGGCTTTGATCGCCTTGATGTTGGCCTTGCCGTGCTCGGTATTGGGGTCGATCAGGAAGGTGGCGCGATACTTCTTCGGGCCGTCTTCGATCGAAGCCGTCGGGGTGAACAGGTGTGGGAACGAAAGGCGAACGTTCTTGAGGGTAACAACGCCTTCACGAGCTGGTTTTTTATCGGTCATTTCGGTGATTCCTTAGACGAGGTCGTCGTAGATTGGGGCTTTCGGTTGTGCGGTTGTGTTGGAGCCGACCAGATCATCCTCGATCTCATCGTCGTCCATGTCCGGGAGCGCATCGAGCAATTCGCTCAACGGCAGCAATGCTGGCCGCTTGTCGGACTCCGGTACCAAGGCCGGAGGGCCTTCGGGCCGGACAATCAGGTCCTGGGCTTTCGTCCAGTTCCGGGTGCCAACGACCAGTTCCATCTGTGCTGGCGACTTCAGTTTGCGATTATACAGGTCCTTGTCAGGGATTTTCCCCTTGAAGAACTCCTCGGCCTGCTGCTCGCTGGCCCAGGCACGGTCACCCTCGGTAGCGACTGCCTTGAAGCCTGGGACCTCTTCGCCCTGGATGGCGTCATGCAGTGCCGTCGAGCGGACCGTGTTCAACCAGCTGCTGATCAGCTTAGCGTGGTTCAGCACGTAGCTGCGGCGTTCGGGTGTCATGGTGTCGGTAGCGATCAATTCCGGTTTCTCCGTGAAGAGCTTATCCAGGTCCTCGGGTACCAGGCCCAGGAGATCCAGCACGAAGGCGTCCAGTGCTTCGCAGCGCAGGTTGCGCGCCGCTCGGCAGAACTGGCACTGCTTCGGGCCGGGGTTCAGTGGTGCGTTGGGGTCGAGGGTGCGTTTGACCGCAGCCTCCAGCTCTTCAGCAAACGCCAGCAGCTCATCGAGCTCGACGTACCACTCGTCTCCCTTGCCGATCACACGCGGCTGGTCGATCCGCAGCAAGAAGCGTTTGGCCTTGGTCCGGGTCCTGGCGTAGTTCATCCAGAAGCCCAGGGCGTAGATCATCAGCTGCTTGTTGCGTTCCGCCTCGACCACCACACCTCGACCGAACTTCAGGTCATCGATGATGATCAGGTCCTTCGAGATGCCCCCGGCGTCCAGCGTGCCGAAGCCACCTGGTATCCAAGGGTCCATCTGGGTGCGGTGCTCGAAGACCCAAGTGAAGCCTTTGGCCTCCCGGATACGATCGATGCCCGGCTGCAGATAGTGTACCCAGTCTGGAGTGACCTCGAAGTACAGGTCGTCCGCTTTGATCCACTCGCCGACGAAGTCCTGGACATCCTTGCCGTCGCGCAGGCACAGCTCACGGACTTCGTGGGCCGCGGTACCTTCGCTTGAGAACTCGCTGGTTTCATCCGGCAGACCGTCGCTTTTGGCGAGCGAGCCGGGGCACGCAAAGTACATTTCGGCGCTGGATGGCGAGTATCGGTGGTGTGCAGTCACATTCGGCTCCAGAGGAGCGCCCGCAGGCGCCCCACTTGCAAGATCAGACCAGGCTGGCGTCTTCGTCGACTTCTTGGAACTCGTCGTTCTCAGGGTCGACATCTTCGCCTGCGACCTTGCGTGCCAGCAGGTTCAGCGCGAGCTTGCGGTGCTCTTCAGGGATGGCCGAAGCCTTCTTGGCACCGAAGCGCTTGACGATCGGGCCAACGAACGCGCGGCGCTCGGTCTTCACGTCTTCGTCCAGGTTCGGATCGAGGTAAGCACCAAAGGCGTCGATCAGATCCTGCTCGGTGGGTACTTCATCATCATCGTCGTCAGCTTCGGCTGCGGCCTTGGCCTTTTCCAGCTCGGCCAGCTTGGCCTGGTACTTGGCTTCGGTGATCTTGACGACCTTGGCGTCCTTCTTCTTCAGCGCCTTGAAGGCTTCTTCGCTGTCGACGGTGCCCACGGTGTCGTTCGCCGAGCTGAACCAGTAGATGGTGACCGCCGGGCTGTCGCTGCTAGCATCACCGCCAGTGTTGGTGTCTTTGGCCTGGCCCTTGTCAGCGGCTTTCACGTTCGCGGCTGCGGCGGCTGGAGCGGCGCCTGCGTTGCCCGAAGCGCTGATGGCAGCGGCCAGGCCATTCACGGCAGCCAGGGTTTCAGTGTTGAACGCAACGCTCAGGTTGATTGCGATAGTGCTTGGGATGAGGGACATGCAATTTCTCCAGTTGATGTGCTCGGCGGTTCGTGTCGAGTTGCCGCCAAGTATCCATACCCGAGCACCCGTAGTCAACTGATAGTTGAAAATAACTTGTGATGGTTGAAAGTGGCCCAGCGTGGTTGCTTATCCGACTTGCTCAATACTGGCGCCCGCACGTATGATGCGCCTATTCAACTAACCATGGAATGCCGCGATGAAAGAAGCCACCGGCCGGCGCACATCCCGCCCGGCTCACACGAAGCTGCACAGCCTGCTGGTCAAAGCCTGCCCTCCACAAAAGGATGGCCCTGGCAGCATTCGCAAGACCTTGGCCCCCGCGCTGGGGATCTCCTACCAGTACGTCTACCGCTGGATCGAGACCGACAAGGTCCCTCCGAAGTTCGTGTCGAAGCTGGTGGAAGTCGCCGATGGTCGCTTGACGCAGGACGAGCTCATTCCGTTTGTGATCTGATTCAACCGCTGGTGTAATTCTCCTCTGATGGTTGCCCAGCGGCCCCTGTCTCCCGTATCCTTGGTTTTGAAATCAGAACCTCGGAGCGCACCCGATGCCCCCGCAAGAAAACACCCAACGATTGCTGGACCTCATGGCAGCCTGCCGCCTCTCTATCGAAGACGTCGCCAAACTCACTGGGCGCTCAAAGCAGACCGTGAAGATCTGGCGCTGCTCGAACAGCCAGAACATTCCCTCGATGTACTTGGCGATACTGGAGATGCACCACCAACGTCTGCGTGCAGCTGAGTTCATCGAAGCGCGCCTCGAATACCTGCAGACGGCGATCGGAACCACGCTGATCCTGTACCGAGCCGTAGAGCTGGCTGCAGCCTGCCGGGCTTACCTGGCGTCCGGCGTGTTGCCGGCTGCCGATTACGAAAACTACCTGTCCGCCGGACGGGACTTCCTGAGACAGACGGGCGTCCCTCTGCCTTCAGGCTACCTGGAGGAAAACTGATGTCCAGCCAACCAGGCAAGAAAACACGGTCGCTGGTAATCGCCGTATGCCGCGGGGGTTCTCTGCTCAGGCTCGGCCGCTCGCAGAACAAGAAGACCACCTGGGCAGCAATCATTGAGGCTTTCCGCGAAGCGCATGTCGATGATCTGACCATGGACGACTACCTGGCCCTGCCGACCAGCCAACAGTCCCTACGCAAAAACGTGAATGGTGCCTTCGTGGGCGGGTCTTTCCGAGATGGCCTGCGCGATGCGCAGCACCTGGAATTCCGCTCGATGGTCACTCTCGACATCGACACCCACGCCGAGGCCATCTGGGATGACCTCAAACAGACCGGCTCGATCCCTGCGCTCAGCGGCCTGGCCTACCTGGTGCACACCACTCGCAAGCATACTGACGAGAAACCGCGGCTGCGCGTGCTGATCCCGCTGACCCGCGACGTGACCCCGGAAGAGTACGTGCCGATCGTCTGTGGCCTGGGCGAGAAAATCGACCCGGACATGAAGGCTGTGAGCTCCGAGACCTACGTCAGCGCCCAGGTGATGTTCTACCCCAGCGTCTGCAGCGATGCCGAGTATTTCTCGCTGGCAGTCGACGGCGAGTTCCTGGATCCGACGGCGATCCTGAAAAAGTACCCAGTGGACAAGCCGGATAGTTGGCCCTTGCTGCAGGGGCAGTCGATCAAGTCGTTCAGCCTCAAGAAGATCGAGCACCCGGAGGACAAAAAGGCTCAGGCCCCGATTATCACGGCGCTGCACCGCGCCTTCCACCCGACCACCTTCATCGAAGAGTTCCTGAGCGACATCTACCAGTCCGCTGAAGGTCGCTACATCCCCCATGGCGCCACCGGCGCGCCCAGTGTGCGGATCTACGAGGACGCCTTCGTCCAGTCGGACCACGGCTCCGATGCTGCACGCGGTCAGCACAACATCTTCGACCTCGGGCGCATCCACCTTTTCGGCCACCTCGACGACGACTTCGACCTGGACGGCATGTCGCCGGTCGAGTGGCCGAGCTACAAGGCGATGGCCGAGTGGGCAGAAAAGCAAGAAGGCGTTGCAGAGCACCTGGCTGAAGTCGAGCAGGAGGTCGAGTACGAGCGCAACCAGTCCGTGATTGACATGCTGGACGAGCTCGATGACGAACCCGATGAAGACGATGACGAGCCTGAAGAAGATGACGATGACCTAGTTGGCGGCACGCCTCAGAAGAAAAAACCGCCGACCACCGAGAAGATCCTTGCCAAGGTAAAGCGCAGTTTCGCCAAGGCCACCAGCCTCAGCGACCTGGAGCGACGGGTTGACGTCGTCCGCGCTGCGCCGATCGACATCTTCCGTGACCTGCACCGTGACCTGGTCGCGCCGGATCTGCAGAAGAAATTCGAGGAGCTGACCGGGGAGAAAATCACCAAGGCCCAGGCCCGGAAGATGCTGGCGCCGACCACGGCTGACCTGGTGAAAAAATTCGAGGGCCAGGAGGCCCCTGCTTGGCTGAAGCCCTGGGTCTACCTCTCCCAGGACAACAAGTTCATGCACCTGGGTACCAAGGAGCTGCTGCCGAAGGAGGGTTTCAATGCACGATTCATGGGCGAAGCGTTAGAGAACTCAGGCGCAAATGCCCTGGGCCTGCCGCGCGTATGTGCCGCAGATCTCGCGTGGCTCGGCTTCCAGATACCAAAACCTTACACGACTCGGTACCTGCCTGGCGGCGCCGAACTGTTCGAGGAGGACGGCTGCTTATTCGCCAACACATATCGCGCCCCCATTGTCGAGTCAGGTGGCTACAAGGGTCGCGATGGCGTGAAGCTGCTGAAGCGGCTGCTAGAGGACCTGTTCCCGGAGAAGGAGCACCGCTGCATCGTTATGGACTTCCTGGTCCACTGCGTGCGCTTCCCCGAGAAAAAGCTGAAGTACGCTCTGCTGGTCAAGGGCGCAGAGAACGAGGGCAAGTCCCTGCTGGCTGATCTTGTGGCCAAGTTGATCGGTGACACGAACTGCTCGGTGATCAACAGTGATGCGCTGCGCGAAAAGTACACGGGCTGGGTCTACGAAAAGCTGTTCTGCGTTGTTGAGGAAGTGAAGGTGCCTGGTCGCGAGGTCGAGGAGGTGCTGAACAAGCTGAAGCCGGTGATAACCAACAACTTCATCCCTGTGCGCCGGATGCAGAAGGACGTCAGCCGCGAGCGAAACTTCGCCAACGTCTACCTGACCACCAACGACGATGACGCGCTGCGCATGGACGTCGACAACACCCGCTACGCGGTCCTCTTCACCCGTTTCCGCACCAACGGCGAGGTGCTGACCTGGCATGCGAAACTCAAGGAAGATGAGGGCGAGATCTACACCCGCGTGCTTTGGGAGCACATCCAGTACCGCCCAGCGCAGTTCCTGGAGGCTTTTAGCAAGTACGAATTCAGCGACCTTTACGACGCAGACGGCCGCGCCCCTATGACCGTGTTCAAGCAGATCATGGCCGAGGGCAACAAGACCGACGAGTTCGCGCTGCTGGAGGATATGCTGGCGTCCGGCGATACCCCGGGCATCACTAGCGACATCCTGGTGTGGTCGGAATTCCGTGCGATCCTGGACCTGCACGACCTGGCACCCCACATCCGAAACAGCGGTGTAGGTAAATTCCTGAAGCCGTTTGGCTTCGTTAAAGCGGGTCCTGTGAGTGAACGGGTGAACGGGAAGGTCGTTTGCCGGCGAGTCTGGACGCGAAATCTGGAGCTGTTGACCCCCACCAATGATCTCACTGCCGAAGGTCGCGAGCGCATGCAGCTTGAATTCGAGAAAATCGACAGAGCCGACGGCGAGGATGACCTACAGGACCTGCTCTGACGAATTAGGAAAAATCGGAATTCAGCCGCCTACGGGCGGCTTTTTCGTTTCCCGAATTCAGAAAAATCGGAATTCGCCTGTAATGTAATCGAAAGCGGGCTGAATGAAATCGATGAGACCCAAACATCCGTTACATCGTAAATCTCATATAAATCAATGGCTTAGCGGGTCTTGTAATCGATGTATGCAATGTAATCAGTATTTTTGGGTGTCTGTCTATATGTGATGCGAAATGTGTGTGCGTCACCTCACCGTGTGATGCGCCACGACAACAACAGCCCTTGTGTGTAGACACCGTAAATATTGATTACTTTAGTTACATTGATTACAAAAAATAAGAAAAGTAGAGAAATCAAGGGTTTGGGCTGTAATCGATGTTCGTAATCGATAGTCAGCCCTCCCTCGATTTTGATTACGGGTCCTTCTGGCCGTCCTTCGCCCGGATCTCCTCCTGGTACCGGCGAGCCTCGGCCAGCCGGTCATTGCAGTTCTGCAGGGCTGTCTTCCGCATCGCCGCCAGCTCGCCGACGTTGCGGTAGGTCCCACCATTCCACTCGGCACCCGGGCAGTCGACCAGGTAACGGTCCGGCAGGTACACGTTCCGGTACTCGATGGTGACCACCGGCGCCGGGGTCTTAGCGCAGGCTGCGGTCAAGCTGAGCAGGCACACGCACGTCAAGGCACGAAATACTCGCATCGGAATCTCCTGGTTCAGCGACGATGTCGCGGATGGTGTTGAGCCGACCGGTGAGATCGGCCTGGCGTTGGGCCTGCTGGGCATCGAGCCGCTGCAGGGATCGGTCGAACGCATCGAAGCGACCGACCAGGTTCTCGTTCTGCTTCGTGGCCACGGCCAGCGCGCCCTGGGTCTGCTGGAGGACCGACATGATTTCGCCCTCCCGAGCCCAGCTCTCGCGCAGCTGCCACGCCGTCCAGCCGAGACCGGCCAGCAGGGCAAGCAGCACCCCGATCAAGATCTTCATGCAACCTCCAGATTTATTTTCAACAAATGGTTGACTACGGGTGCAGTCATCGACGAGAATTCACCTACCGACTCGACGGGTCAACGAAAACCCTCCCAACGGTGGAATTTTCAAAATCCGGTTGAATTGGTCCGAGGCACGAACTGTGAATGGCCCTGCTGCGATCTGGCGGGCCGCTAGCAGCGACGATCTCGGGTTAGGCAAGGGCAAGGTAGCGGGTACAGCGTAAAACGCGCCTAACCGCAAATCTGAGCCCAAGGCGCAAAGTCTGGTCTTCGGGTCAGGTGAGGAACCAATAGGATCGTAGTTTCACGGGAGTATGCGACCCCGCGCTTGCGTCAAATCCCAGCGAACCGCTGGGCCGATCACCTGGTTCGCCAGGCTGCATCGGAGGTGACTTTGCAGTGAATGCGCGCCGCGGGCCTCAGAAACCCGAATGGGCACTCAGGGGGAGCCTTGAGCAGCGGAAGCCAGACGGCCACTCACCGTCGCGCAAAGCCACCTCCGATGCAGGAATCGTTAGGCAGATTGCAAACCGTGCCGGTTGTGGTGAAAACGGGGGTCGCCACCCCAGGGCTATCGCGAAGCCCTCTGCCACAGCCGGACCCCAGGACGATCCTGGGCAGGCGAGCAACGAGCTGAAGATGAATTCTGGGTAGGCCGGAAACGGCGACAGCGAGTGGTGGTGCTCGTCCCAGGAAGATCTGTCCGGCAACGGGCTATGCCACCCCAAATTTCTGACCAGTGCCCGCACATGCGGAATCCCAAACTCACTGGAGCCCAAACCCATGAACGCCAAGAAATGCAAAGCCCTGCGCCAGAAAGTCCGTGCAGCTGGCCTCGACCCGCGTCAAGCTGAGTACCGTCTGGTTAAGCACCCCGGTCGTGCAAGCCAGATCGTCCTTGGTCACTGCGGCCGCGATGCCTACCGTCAGGCGAAGTCGATCGCAAAAACACACCGCTGATCCTGATCCACACCAACGCCGGACCACCCACACCGCAGGCATAGCTGGCCAGCACCACGGGGGTCCGGCGTTGTTCTTTCCGCCACCAGGAGACGACGATGGAAAACCAACACCGCAAGCTCACCGGTCACCAAGTCAACCCCGCCAACGACACTTTGCAGATTTCCGTGATCGACCAGCCAGGTTCTGGCGGAGCGCACCACGCATACTTGATCGAGGGGGCGGCGATGTTCACCAACCCCAGCATGCCATTGCTCCAGGAGGTCGCTCGCGATCGACGCCAGGACCAGGCAGAAGCGGGTTACTTCGTCCTGTTCCAGAACGGCCCCATCCCAGAGGCTGGCGTAAACGGAGTGACCCACGAGGCTCTGCTGGCCATCCTGATCGATCGCCTGGAGTGCTTCCAAACCGGTCCGTTCGCCAACGAGTTCAACGGCAAGGCTCTGCAGCACCTACAACTTGCCCAGGAGACGCTGCTTAGCCGAACTCGTGAGCGCATGTCCCGAGGCGTCGAAGGGTCCCACCAGAAATGAGTGCCCGCCCATATCCGCCTGAAGTCCTCGCCAGCCTGGAGCTCGCAGTCGGCACCACCAGCGGCGTAACCCGCGTCAACACCTTCTCCGATGGCGGCATGAACGTCGTTCTGCTGGCCTACGACGGCAACGCTTACGTCGGTGCACCGCTGACCCTGGGCCAGGCCATCCAGCTGCGCGACTTCCTGAACCGCCACATCGACGAGCTTGCGCTGCAGCAGATTGGTTCGCTGGCCGTGCGCAGCAGCGATGACCCCACCCGGCTGGCTTCGGTCGAAGAAGTGCCGGTGCTGGATGAGGAGGCGATGAACCGTCCACCTGCCTGGAACAGCGGCCACCGTGCAGCTCCGTTCAATCCCGACCGTTACAAAAAAGACTGAAAAATTCAAACAACCGTTCGAGGAAACACAAGAAATGAAACTCTTCGTTGAGGTCCAGATGTTCGACGAGCAGAAGGCGCTGTTGCGCACCGCTGACATCGTTTCTCTCCGCCAAGGCACGACGCAGGGCCGATCGGTGGTTGGGCTGCGCAACGGCGACAAGTTCGAAATACGCCGTCCGTCCTATGAGACTTTGGCGCAAGAGTTGAACGCTGAAGACTGATTTCGCGAAATTCCCGCTGCATCGAGCCCGCCACTGAGCGGGATTTCTTTTGCCCGTCACCAGGCCACCAGGCCAGCACCCTCAAACTCGCGGGGGACAAGGCTTTGCGCTGGGTCTATCGCCGCGCTGCCAGGCACCTGCAGGCCGCCTCGATCCAGGCATCCGCACAGACCCCCAGCACGAACGCGGAAAAATCCGAACTCAGCTGGGGAGCCCCCGGGGAAATTTGAAGATGGCCGTCTACCGGGCTCCGCGCTTCCCGCGGTCAACGCCCACCCCCTGGATGGGACCCCGAGCGACCCCCTCTAGCCCCGGCCTCCGAGCCACACGCGCAGCCGCGAATCCCGATAAATCGGCACTGGCCTATCAATGTGAGTTCGGATAAATCGGCATTCGCACAGCGCAACGAATGGCGATAAATCGGCATTCATACAGCCCGGCATATGGGCAGCCCTGGCACACCCTGGACATAGCCCGGCATATGGGCAGCCCTGGCCCTGGAACTACCCGCACAGCCTTGGCTTCACTCGGTTATTAAAACACTTCGATATATGCGCATTCGATCTAGGCTGTTATTCAACTAACAGTGGAATACGCAACCGCACATAGGCATACTGGACACATACCCACTGACAAGCCGGCAAGCCCGGCAAGGAAAGCCCGGAATGAGCACAGCCCAGACGCTAGACCGCGATGTTGCGCAGTCACTTATCACTAAGCTGGATCTCGGCCATATCCGCCCAAAAGACGCTAAGGAGTTCGCACAAAAGTATTGCGGCGTCACCCTCAAGGGGCGCACTCGTGACCAGCTGGTACGCTCGATAAATTCGGTTATTGAGCCTGCCCGCCCAGCACCTGAAGCCGGTTTGACTGAAGCGGAAACCCTGGCCGTTATCGCCGACCGTCGCGACCAGAAAGCCGCGAACGTGTTCCCCTTGGAGCATCTGCCGCATTATGAACTTTGCGCCCGCCTTGCCGATGCGCTGGCCGCGTTGCACGCCCTTGATGCGGTTAGCTGGCTTGACCGGGATTGGTCTAATTCTGACGACCTAGCACAGGCCAAAGAGGCCGCCCGCGCCGTCATAGCCGCGAACCCTTCACCATCAAAGGCGCAGCTGTGACCCCGCGCCTTGCCCAGTGCTGGCGCTTGTGCTGCGAGCCGCTGATAGGCACGGCCTGCGCTGTCATGCTGCCCAGCGCCCAGCACAAAGGCGTTGTTTCGCTGTGGCTCCAGGCGCTGCCCGACGGCACGTTGCAGGTAGACGCGAACGTGCCACGGCAGGACTATCGCCAGCTTTTCAAAGAACGTTTCACCGATGAAACCGAAGCCCGCGCCTTTTGGTGCGAGCAATACGCCGAACTGTTCGGCCATGACTGGGAGTTGCCAGAATGAACCCCTGCAATTTCACACACCCGGGCTACCTGGGACGCATCAAGGCCGCTGTGGTGCGCGCCACGGTCAAGGCGAACCGTCGCACCAGCTTTCACAGCGTAGGGCACGCAACGGTCTATAACCGTGGCGGCAGGCCTTCGCTGGAAGTCATCGCACAGCGCGGGCGTGGCTTCGAAGTGCGCGACCAGCACGACAACGATTTGACCGAAATCGTCAAGGCCGCGCTTTGTCGCTTCCACGGTACCGAACGCATCACGACCAATGGCCGCACCTACCTTGTGCGCTCGCAGCCCCTTTCTGCCCTGGAGATTTGAGCCATGACGATTGACCCGCAAACCGTGTTTCTGTGGCTGGCCATTTGCTTCGACGGCAGCGCTTGCCGTGACGCCCAGCTATTCCAGGTGGACGCCTTTGAAGGCCCTGCCGCTGTCACCGACTGCGACAAGCTGGCCGACGCCCGCGCCGCCCAGTACCAGCAAGCCGCCGATTTGCCGCACTGGCGCATGCGCTGCGCCACCGTCGACCAGATCGAAAAGGAGGGCCTTTGATGAACCTGGAAAGCATGTATTACGCGGCCAAGATGCGCGGCGACAAACGCGAAGCCGCACGGCTGGCGCGTCTAATCGAACGCTTGGACGAACAACGGCGCGCCTATGGCCATGCCCAGCGCGGGGGAAACCAATAATGGACGCCCGCACACTACCCGCCAAGCGTGGCCAGTTGCACCGCTGGGAATTCCCGAACGCCACGCAAGCGCTACGGGTTGCCCAGTCGCTGGGCTGTACCGGTGCACGGTGCAAGGTAGGCCGTGACCCTGGCAAGCCCTGGCACGTCGAGATTTGCTAACCCACAGCCCGCCCAGTGCGGGCTTTTTGTTGGCCGGAAACCCTTAGAACCGAAATCACACGTCGCCGTGCTTTTTTATGCACATTCGGTCTAGTTTCTATTCAACAATCAGTTGAATATGCCACCAAAGGCTTTATAGTGAACCCATTGAAACGCAACGCCCGAACGGGCACCACTGGAGCCACGCCAATGACCATTAAGACCCTCAAAGCCTTTACCGCTGAAACCAACGTTCCCGCATCTGTCGTGCGCGCCGTCGTGCGCCAGGTAGGCGGCTGGGATAGCTTCAAAGAGTTGGCCGGGGACGTTGCCCGCCACGGTGCAAACGGCGGTTTTTCCGGCTTTATCTACTACTCGGACACCGTCGCTTTCACTAAGCGCGTAAAGGGTGACTTGCTGGAATTCTGCGCAGAACAGGCGCGCGAATTCGGGAACGACGGCGCCGCATCTTTTATCGCGGGCTTTAATTGCGTCCACCTTAACGCCGACGAAGTGGCGCAAGCTTTGTACAAGCGTGGCGACGATAACCAAACCGAGGTTTTCAACGCCCTGGCCTGGTACGCGCTGGAAGAAACCGCCCGCGCCTATGACGACTTGACCGCCTAAGCGCGCCCACACTTTCAACCATCAGTAGGAAATACCACCATGGCACTTGTTACTCTTCCGTTTTCCGGCTTCTACAACTCGCTTCATGACAGCGAAATAGACAGCACAATCGAACAGATGTTTTCCGACCGCGACACGGGTTGCGAGCGTAACGAAGGCCTAGAGAGCGCGCTTTTTGTTAAGTGCGATTTCCGCCAGGTGCACGAGAACTACGCCCGCGCATATGCCGAAGCGTTCGGCCAGGAATTCGAAGTTGCGGGCCTGAAGTTCGAAAGCATGTCTAGCCCGAAGTATTACAATTTCGAAACCGACCGCATTTTTGCCACCGTGACTAAAAAGGAATTGGCGCGCATTTATCGCAAGGTGAGCCGCGCCGATCTGGCCGCCCTGGTCGCCGAAAAGTTTACTAGCCGCAGCGGTTTTATATCGTTCTATCCCGCTGATCTGGCCGAATGGGGCCCGGTCAACACTTGGGACCACAATCAATACGGCACGCTGTTAGAGGCACTGGCGCGCCAGGAAAGCCGCACAGGGGAATTTGATCAGTACGCCGAACATTCGCTTTGTGAGGACTTCAGGGGCAACGGTCATTTAGACAGCTGGATTGCCGAAGCCACACCTGGAATTGAGCGGCTGTACAAGGTGCACGACTACCTTGAAACCCGCGCGGCGCGTCTGCAGTGACCGCCCAGCGCCACGCGGACGGGTCCTATACCTACCGGGGCCACCGCATTGCAGTTAATCCAACCGTGCGCCCTGGCAAGCTGGGGCGCTATTCGGTCGACGGTGTGCTGTTCGCCCAGCTGGCGCCAGCCCGTGCACACGTCGACATGCTGGCAAAGCCAGACCAGCAACCCACACCCGATATTTGAGGTAGCACAGATGAATCGTACGACTGGCAACACTTCTTTTCGCGTCCAGGTCCCCGGCGCTAATTCGATCTACACCACGACTTACGATGAAGCGTTGGAGCAGGCAACGATCGTTATGGCCGGTAACGGATTTGGATATATTTACACGATCGGCAATGGGCCTAGCCGGTTGGTGGCGCGTTTTGAACCGCATTACGGAGTAGTGCCCGCATGACCTACACCCTTGCACTGGGCGCCAGCGACGGCGCCCCGGTAACTGCCCCCGGCAAATACCTAAACCGCCACGGCCTGATAGCTGGCGCAACCGGCACCGGCAAAAGCGTCTCGCTTATGGGCATGGCCGAAGCATTCCAGCGCCTGGGCGTGCCGTCGATCGTAACCGACATCAAAGGCGACCTTTCCGGCCTGGCTGCCCCGAGCACCGCGACCAGCGACAACGGGCGCAACGTCCTACCCTGGCACGCGCAGGCCGCCGACGTTCGGTTGTGGGATGTTTTCGGCGAACAGGGGCAGCCCTTGACCGCCAGCCTTGCCGCCCTGGGCGCCCCGCTGGCTGCCCGTGCGCTGGGCTTGTCGGACGTGCAAACCGGTGTTCTGGAGGTGGCGTTTGCCGTTGCCGCCGATATGAATTTCCCACTCGACACGCTGGCCAACCTGCGCGACGTGGTGGCGTATTGCGCCGACAATCGGGCAGACATCGGCAAGCAATACGGGCTTGTCACATCCGCAAGCGTTGCCGCCATTGGCCGCGCCGTGCTGCGCCTGGAGCGTGGCGGGGGCGCCGACTTTTTCAAGGCGCACAGCGTATCAATTGAGCAATTCACCACGGGCCGCGCCGTGCACTTGCTGGATTGCGTGCGACTGGTCAAAGAACCGCGCCTATACGGTGCGGTTTTGCTGTATCTACTCGACGCCTTGTCGCGCCAGTTGCCCGAGGTTGGCGACCGTGATTTGCCCGTGCTGGCGTTGTTCCTGGATGAAGCGCATTTGATTTTCAGCGACTGCCCGCCCGACGTGCTGCGCGCCGTTGAACAGACGGTGCGGCTTATTCGGTCGAAGGGCGTAGGCGTCTACTTTGCCAGCCAGTCACCCGCCGACATTCCCGACGGTGTAGCGCGGCAATTGCACCTGCGCATACAGCACGCCTTGCGAGCGGTGACCCCGCGTGACCGTGGCCTATTGCGCGCCGCTGCCGATAGCATGCCGCCGGGCGACGGGTTCAAGGTGGCCGATGCGATTGAAGCGCTGCCGCCTGGGGCTGCGCTTGTGTCGTACATGGGCGCCGACGGCAGGCCTACGCCGACGCGCATAGTCAAGATGCAATTGCCCCGGTGCCGCTTGTCACCCTTGAGTGACAGCGAACGCGCCGCCGTGCTGGCCGTGGCCAACCCGATACCCAAGCCCGACACGCAACCGTTGCCGGTGCCCCCGGCGCCAGCGCCGAAGCCCGTACCGGTGCCGCCTGGGCGCCGGTTGCACTGGATCGAAAAGCTGGGCGTTGCGGCTGGCGTAGGTTTCGGCGTGCTGGTCGCGGGCGTGGGCGTCAATGCCTGGGCGATAGGCTTCCCCCTGATAGGCTTGGCCGCTTCGATCATCGGCGCGGGCTGTATCGCCACGGTCGCCAATGTGGCGCTATCGAAAACCCGCCCCGAACGCATGCCCGTAGACTACCGGCCATAACCCCGCATACCGCTGCCCCAAGGCCCGCCCAGTGCGGGCTTTTTCATGGGCGTTTGACAGCCAAGCGGCAGGCGTGGGAATCTGTGCCCGCTTGCCGAGCACTTCAGTGTATCACCCGGGAAAACGGACTCCAGCCGCTACCCCACAGCCCGCCCCGTGCGGGCTTTTCTTTGCCCGCTGATAGGCCGACCGGCGCGCCCAGCGCCGACAATCCAGGCCCCACGGCTACAAGCCCCGCACAGCCCGTTAGACGCTCGCCAGCGGCTACCCGCACCCGTGACCTACCTTGACCCCCGAACGCCCCACGGCGCCGCCCTGGCGTGCCCGCTTGGCCTATGCCCGGCAGCCTGGGCGCCCCCGGCCGCGCGAATATTTCTGTCAGCCCGGACGATTTCCGATCCTGCAGGAATCCCTTACCGGCCAGGAGCTGCCGGGTGGGTACCAAGGGCACCCGGCCAGCGCCGCCAGCGATTTTCGAAAAACCTCGCCCGTTCTCGTGAATCCTACGGAAACGAATTTCCTGGGCAAAGTTCCGGTTGTTGTATTCAACCAGTTGTTGAATTAATATCACCGTGACCCCAACCAACCTAGAGACCACCATGGCCCTCAAACTATTCAGCAACATCCTGGCGTACCGGCACAGCAACGCCTTCGACCTGCACAAGGACTTAGAGGCGATCAACCAGGCGCTGGCCAGCAAGCGTGCGCGACTGCCAGGCAAGATGGAGCTCAACGCCGTAGGCTTCACTGAGCCTGTCGGCGAAGAAGGCTCGTTCATCGAGCGGATCTCGCCCATGGCCTACGTGTTCGCCTTCAACCTGGCTGAGCGGATGATCCCCGGCAAGATCGTGCGCCAGCAGGTGGCCGCCCGGGTGAAGAAGATCGAGAAGGAGCAGGAGCGCAAGGTCTACGCGCGCGAGAAGCAGCAGATCAAGGACGAGGTCCTGAACAAGATGCTGCCCCAGGCCTTCATCGACCAGAAGATCACCTACGGCATGGTGCTGGGCCCTTATGTCCTGATCGACAGCAGCAGTGCCAAGCGCGGCGAGGACATCCTGTGCACGTTGCGTGAGTGCATCGGCAGCATGCCCGTGCGCCCGGTAGCCGTGACCACCACGCCGATCGATGCCTTCACCCGCTGGTTCACCGGTACCGATGACCCTGTCCGGTTCTCACTGACCGGTGACTTCAAGGCCAATGCTCGGACCGACGAAAGTGATTTCGTAAATGGGAAAGGCACTTCGCCAAAAGACGAGGGGCTGAGCGACTTGGTGCTGGAGCACGACCGCCGTGTCACTCTGCTGGGCTTGAACTGGGCCACCAGCACCGGCGAGAGCGCCAGCTTCACCGTCAACGAAATGATCGGCATCAAGGGCATCAAGTGGCCCGAGAGCCTGTCGGAAATGGCCGCTGACCAGGTTGGCGAGGAAGACGACGAAGACGCCCGCCGCGTGACTCTGCTGCGCACGACCTTGATCCTGCTCGGCGCCGAGCTGAAGACCCTGCTGGCCGACCTGCTGGATGCCTTGGGCGGTGAGCAGCTGCCTGAAGGTACCGAGGACGCCGACGAGAACCTGGCTGCCCTGACCCTGCGCCGCGTGGGCGAAGACTACTTCACCCGGTTCAAGGCCACACTGGTCGAAAGTGATCCCGCAGAATCCGAAGGCACCGATCAGGAGGACGACGACCTGAGCGACCAGCTGCCGGACGAGGAAGACGAGACCTACGATTACGGCGCTCTCAAAGAGCCTCTTTACGGGACCCTCCAGGACCCACTCTACGGCGATGCACTGGACTTCGTCCGCGAGTCCGGCCGTGCCTCGATCTCCGCCATCCAGCGCAAACTCAAGATTGGCTACAACCGCGCCGCGCGCATGATCGAGACCCTGGAAGAGAACGGCATCGTCACCCCTATGAACAGCAACGGCGGGCGTGAGGTCATCCGCGCCAGCTCGAAAGTGAACCAGGCTGCGGCCCCGGATCAGGACGAACTGGTATGACCGATCAAATCGAAGTGCCAGTGCGCTCGGACAGCCCGCTGTCAAAGTACCTGGCCCGCATCCAGAAGGACCTGTTCCTCAAGGCCCGCACCCACTGCGACCGCAAGGGCATCAGCCTCAACACGCTGATCACCCTGGCTTTGCGCGACTACCTTCAAGCCGGTGAGATCGAGGTCTCCACCCAGCCGAAGCTGAGCCAGGTGTTCAAGGACGAGCTGGCAGCGATGGAGGCCCGGCTGCTAGCAGTGTTGGCACCACCCGATATTTCGATTGGGGCTACCATGCAAGGCGGTCACTTGCCAACCGGCCTGTCTCCGCTCAACGTCAAGGCAGCGCCGGCCGGTGAAGGTGCAGGCTTGGGGCATGTCCCCGAACATTGGAAGACGGCACCCCCGGGCCATGGCCAAAGCGACACTGGGATCTTGGACTGGGACAGCCCAGCGCCACACAACCGCCTGTTCCCTGATGACCCGCCGGTCAAAGGTTCGGCCCCCGAACCGCTGCGAGGCCAGGTCTGGGTCGTCACAGGCGACTTCGATACGATGACCACCAGCCGAGTGCGCGAGATCCTGCAGCAGGCCGGCGCGATTGTAGCTGCCACCGTGAACAAGAAGACCTCGGCCGTGCTTGCCGGTAGCGCCGGTGAAGGCGAGAAACTGGACGCCGCCGAGGGCTACTCAATCCCGATCTGGAATGAGCTGCAGTTCCTGCACATGGCCAGGTTCATCGGTGCTGATGTGAGGATTCCGGTATGAAAAAGAAAGTGCTGCTGAAAGGAGGCCCGCTCGACGGCGAGCTACGAGAGATGACAATCAGCGACCGCACCGGTCTCCCAGGGCCGATGGGTTGCATTACCGACGCCCACGCCCGGGGGATGCACGGCGGTTACAACGTCGACCGAACGGTAAAGGAAGAGCCTTTCGTACTGCGATGGTGCGACAGGCCGCGTGGCAATGAGCGAGCATGCCACTGCGGCTGCGGAGGTCGCTTATGAGTCAGTGCACGAAGCCCGACGCCCTGAAGGTCCAGATCGCATGGTCGCACTACTCGAAGCTGAAGATCCAGCCAATGGAGTTCAGCATAGCCAACGGCTGGGACGCCTGCTCCCACACCGTGCTGAAGTACGTGACCCGGCACCAGGACAAGAACGGCCGGCAGGACCTGGAAAAAGCCCTTCATTGCGCCGACATGCGGCTTGCCTTGCTTCCCTGCGGAGCCAGGCCTGTGGCGGAAGTAATCGAGATCCAGGATTACATCCTGGCCAATGCCGTGCCCCCGGAAGAGGCAGCCGCCCTGACCTCGCTATCACGGGTCGTCTGGGAGAACAGCACCCGCTCCTACCTGGAGCTCAAAGCCGCAATCCAGCACCTGATCACGGTTCGCTACGGCGCCGCTTAACGTACTTGCGTATTCCACTATTAGTTGAATATACTACCCGCACAGGGCGTCGACACCGGCGCCCCATCTCCCGAGGAAAGGATCGTGAACAACAATCAAACTCCCGCGGCGGACCGCGCCGCGCAATTGGACAGCATGTTCGAAAAGATGGTCGGCGCGCTGATCAAGCCTGGTGCCGATATTGTCCGCAGCCTCACGCCCGGCCGCGCCAACGCGCTGCACATGGCCGTCGGCGTCTCTGGCGAAGCAGGTGAACTGCTCGACGCCGTGAAGAAGTACGTGATCTACGACAAGCCGGTGGACAGCGAGAACATCATCGAAGAGCTCGGTGACCTGGAGTTCTACATGCAAGGCCTGCGTGCCGTGTTCGGCATCACCCGCGAACAGACCATCCAGGCCAACATCGCCAAGCTGAGCAAGCGCTACCACACCGGCGCGTACACCGACAACCAGGCCCAGGAACGCGCCGACAAGGCCGAAGAAGGCGGCCAATGACCTGGTACCGCTGGCGCTGGGGCCGCTTGGCAAAGGCCGACAACGGACACACGACCTACGAGGACGGCGAACGCTACCGGTTCCCACCAGCCGCTCAGATCGTCCAGAACGGTGTTACCTGGAAGCACATTGGCTTGGGTTTCTACTGGGCGACCGCGAACTGAATACCCGGGCGCTCAGGCGCCCCTCTACCGAGAATCCGACATGCGCCAATATCTTGTCCATGCCTACGGGGTTCAACCCGGCCAGGCGATCCCGTTCCCATTTAACGGCGTCATTCATCTGGAGGCCAACGAAGTCTTCGACGCTGCCACCTTGGTCGATGCCGAGGAGAAGCTGCGCGAGCAGAGCGGCTGTGCTGAAGTGAAGATCGTCAGCTTCCAGCTGCTGGAAAGCCGCGATGACACGCCGACCTGCAGCGCCATGGTCGACCTGCAGCTGAACGACTGTGGCACTGTCCTGCCGCCCGTTGACTCGCCACTCCTGATCCAGATCGCACCCGGTGTCCTGCTGCGCGCCATCCGGCCTGAGCACGCCGAGCACAAGGGTGACCAGCTGACCTTCAACCTGGAAAGCGGCGGCAAGTTCATCGGCCGGCCTGCGTGGACGCATCCATGACCCTCGAAGCGCTGTACCAGGACATGAAAGACGCCCTGGATTTCCTTGGCTTGGCTTGGGGTGAAAAGGACAAAGCCGAAGTGACGCTGGACCGTGATGAGCTCGTGATTTCCCACGGCGGCCGTTCCTGCCGGGTGAAGATCGAGCTCCACGGCAAGGGGGGTGCATGAGCGCCGATGACTCCTATCAAGCCCACTTCGCGCATAAGCGGAAGATGGAGGCTATGCAACGGATGCGTGACTGGCAGGCGCGTACCTGGTCGCAGAGACGAGACATGGCAATGGGCGAGTTGCGTCGCGCAATGCGCTACCGGGGCTACCCAGAATCCGCCAGGCCACGAATCCGTTGCTTCCACTACAGGTCCTCGGGAAAGCCGTTCTACGCCATCGTCCTGACCAACCAAGGCCGTGAGCGTCGGCGTAACGTCTATTTGCAGGCGGAACGCTGGGACACGCTGATCCAGAAGCTGGCCTTCCGCCAATGGTCACAACTCTCGGGGTCCCGCCTCGAAAGGAACTGGCGATGAAAAACGTGAGAATCCGCAATGCAGTGACCGGCGAGACCTACCTGGAATTGGAGAAGGTACGTCGAGACAAGCAGGGGCGCATCACCACGGCCTGGCTCGTGAACGGGCTCTGGAAGCTGAAGACCGACTACGTCAAAGGCGTGTTCTGGCCCGAGGCTTACCCACACAACAGCCTGCCACTCAGTCTGTACACCGGTTGGGAGTCGCCGAAAGCATGAACTGCCCACGCCCGCGGGTCACCCGCACTGGTGAAGTGGAATGCCCGAAGTGCGGGCTGACCTGGGGCGTGGATGAATCAACCCCGCAATGCACGATGCCGGATCTGCCGGCGCAATCGTCCAGGGAGACCCGGCAGCGGACGCGCCAGCGCACCGTGGAGCTCGGCAACCGGGCCCTGGAAAACATTCGTTCAATACTGAGGAAAGGACCGTGAAAGCTACCTTCTACATGCCGCCCAACGGGCGCCAAGAAGTCCGTGAATTCACCAACGTTCGTGCCGAGGACGCC